GACGCCGGTAATAACGATCCAGCGCGTCGGCCTGCTCGGCGGCAATCTCCGTCTCATAATAGCCAATCGCACGGCGCTCGTGTTCATCGAGGATCGCGGCAAGCTCATCGTCGGACATGGCGGCCGGAGCGGCAGAAGCATCCTGCGGGGTCGGCACGAGCGCGCTGTCCATTAGCGCGCGAGCCCGTCCTGCAGCTTATGAATGGCCGCTTCCAGCTCGGCGATTAGGCGCTCTCCGTCTGCGATACTGTTCCGCACAAGCTCCAGCCGAGCCAGTTCGCGCACATCGGCCTCAATCATGCTTTTGATCTCTTCAAGGCGCTGCTGCAGAATGTTGACGGCAATCATACAACCCACCTCGTCTCGTATTTGATCGGCCGCGATGGAGCCTGGTTGGTGTGCGCAACCGCGAAATAGCGCAGCGCGTCGGCGTAGTGCGAAGTCCAGTCGTGCAGCGGGTGCGGTTTGAACTCTTGCCGCTTCTCGTCATATTCGCGGCGATACATGCGCAGCGCCTCGATGCCGTCCTTGCACTTGGCCTTGTCGAACCAGCATGTCGGAAGCAGCATCCTCACCGCCTGGATTCCATCGGCGATGGGAATGTTCGGGCAGACCGAAACCTTGATCCCAAGCCCTTCGAGCACTTCCTTGCGGCTCTTGCCGGTGCCTAGCTCGCGAACCTCAACGTCGTGCGGCAAATAGTGATTGCCCCACAGGTAATCGCGCTCCTGCAAGCGCTTCGCATACCAGTCGAGCCCGACACCCTCACCCTTGAGGCAGTCGATCAGCCGCGTCTCGCGACCCGCGATCTGTGCAAACCAGATGACGGTTGAATCAGCGACGCCCAAATCCCAGGCCGTGTGGACGGGAAGCCTCGGGTCATACGGAACAGCGCAAATGCGCTCCTCCGCGTCGTTCATCTCCTTGCCGTAGTATGCGCCCTTGACCGCCGCCTCGAACGAGCATTCATATTCCTGAGCGAACTCGTCCTCGCTCATCATCTTGCGAGCGTCGGCCAACTCGTCCTTGTCGAGCAGGCCCGTTTCAGACGCCTTCAGATTGAGCGTGAACCAGTCGTCGGATTCGTGCGCTTGCGTCCAAAGCTGGTGAAATGTGTTCTTGCCCTTGGGCGTGCCGATAAATACCGCCCAGCCCTTACGGTCAGACAGGGCAGGCCGAATGACCTGCGACCATACGGTCGGGTCCATATCACCAAACTCATCCAGAACGGCCCCATCGAGATAGATGCCGCGTAGCCGGTCAGGGTTATCGGCTCCGTAGATCCTGATGCGTGCGCCGTTGTTCGGAAGCTCGACCCATAACTCCGAAGCATTGACCTTCCTCTCAGGGCCGAAGCAGTCGGTGTATTCCAGCAAATAGGACCAGGCGATGTCCTTGGCCTGATTGAGCTGCGGCGCGATGTAAGCGAAGCGCGGATTATTCCGGTCGCAACAGGCGGCGGCTTTGATCAGGTCGTTGACGCAGGCGACGGTCTTTCCGGCGCGGCGATGACAAACGGCAATGCCCCACCGCGTTTTCCGCGTGTGCAACCCCATGAACTGATGGCGGGGCGCGTAAGGGCTCTCGACGATTACTGCGGCGTCTGCCACGCAAACGCTCCCATCCCCTTAATCGCATCGGCAACGCTACCGTCGCTGGCGCTGAGATCGATCGCGTTCAACTTGGCATGAAGGAACGGAGCCGCCGCCTTAGCGCAATCGATCCGCTTGGCTTCGTCCGCCCCGTCATCGCGCATGATCCGAAGCAGAAAGTCGAGCGGCATTTCGCCACCCTCCTCAGCGCGGGCAATCGCTTCCTCCGTTAAGCGGTTCGCTCCGCCTTTCTTGCGTCCGGCACCGGGGCGCGCGCCACCATGAGCCATCACTTGAAATCTTGAAAGTTTTTCAAGTTGTCACCCTCGGCTTTCAGCTTCCTTGCGGATGGGCTGTCGAGTTTGGTTGCCTATTCGATCCAGGCGTACATCTCATCGAAGGTCGATCTGGCCTCACCATAAGTAATGATGTCGCGGCGGATGACCTCGGCAATCCAGTGTGGCAGGAGAACGCGAGGAACACCGGCCGTCTCGGGATCGTAACGCCACCCGACGCTCGATGCGCCGTCCGCGAACAGGCCGATCACGACATAGCCCGCGAGAGGATTGTCGTCGGTAGCGAACTCGGCAACGTTGCGAGCGCTTTCAACGATCTTGCCGCGCCAATTCTCATCGTCAGGGTTTGCGGGCCTGCGATCCAGCACTCGAATATCCGCGCCGCCCCCCTTCATGCGGACGCGGCTGATCCGAGCGCGGAAGTCGTTCACAGCTTGTCGTTCTTGCCTTCGCGCGGCGAGGCCGAACCATCTCCGGCCGAACCATTCTCCTTGCGGATCGCGGGGAGCACGATGAAGCGGATGATCGCGTAACCGGCCGCAATCGCGACGGCATATTCGGCGATGACGAGAAGCATTGCATCCCTCCTATTTGTGGAATTTCTGCATGTTGCGCGGATCGATGCCGAGTAGCTTGGCGAGCCAGTCGCGCATCTCAGGCCTGATCTTCACGTCGCGGAAGTCGTTGACTGCGTCGAGCCAGAATACCGCCGCCAGTTCCCGATGATGGCCCGGGTCTTTCGCGTGCCGCTCGACCGCAAGAGCACACATCGCCCTTGCGAGGATTTCCAGCCCCTCCCGAACCTCGGACGCGATTTCGGGCACGGGACCAGCCCTTTCGATGATGAGACGCTTACGAGCGTAGGACATGACAGCTCCCGCCGACGCAGCATCGCCTCGGCAGTCTCCAGCATAGCTCTGTGGGTTAGTCGCTTTGGGTGCTGGTCGGCGGAAGGTCCGCGCCGGGAAGAGATGGCGCGGGAAGTGGCGAGGGCGCTTGGCGCACCTCTGAGCATTGCAATGCGCTTACCATAAATAATCGCCCGCGTCTAGCGCTTTTCGCGCGGCACGCGACGAACGCATTTCGAGGCAGTTGGTTTCACGCCGCCCTCCGCTCATATCGCCCCGGCAAACTCGCGTCGTGCAGGCAAAACAGCCCACGGATCGCCGCTGCCAGCAGTTGGTAATCATTCGCCGACACCTGAACGAACGGCACGTAGCGCCCGCGCTTCAGCAATGCGTCCGCGATGATCCCGCGCACCCACGGCGAATCCTCTGCACCCGTCGGCCAGCTTCCAACCACCGGGTCAACCAGCAGGTCCATCAGCGCAGCTCGCTCGTGTCCGCGTAGCGCATCGTCCATGCGGTCCAGGCGCTCGCTGTGCCGGGGCTCGCGCTCCCGCGACTTGTCCGTGCGCTCATAGCCACCGGCCTTGAAGCCCTGCTTGCGGAGCAGCGTCGTGAACCAGTCGCGCCACTCCCGGCCGATGTCGCGCAGCGTCAGGCCATCGACCGGATAGCCGTCGAGAAGCCCGAGAGCATGGAACTGGCCGATGCCGTCGCACACGTCCTGGTCGATCTCGCCCGTGCGTCCGTCCGGCCCCTTGGTCGGGGTGACGAACGAATAGAGCTTGCGCTTGGCGATGATGTGATCGGGAGCAGGCGTGAACTTGCCCGGCGGGATCAGGCGCCCGTTCGCGTACCTCGGTCCTGATTTTCTCGGCCTTCCGCGCTTCTTTGCCATATTCCCCCACCCCTATCCGTTAAGCGTCGGCCACGGCCCCTTGCCGTCACACTGAACCGCGGACGACCATCGCATCAGCGGTGAGTAAGCTCCGCGGTAGAGCCACTCCGTCACTCGCCAATCGTCGGGAAGGACGCGCATCAGCCGCGAAACCGCGTCTCCGGCCCAGAACAGAGTCCATGCAATGATCGATCTCATCATTCCCCCACCCCTTTTGAGTTAGACCGCAAACCGTTGTTTTTGCTCCATTTCTCGGCTGTAAACGTCGAGAAAATCAGGCGGTCCAGTACCGCGACGAGCACCCGCGAGCCGCTTGGGCATCCACTCGACGAGGTTGCTGATCGCTCGCGCTTTCGCATCGACGAGCCCGGCAACGATCTCTCCATCGTTATGGGTTTTTCGCCACTTTCCGATGAGGTTGCGCGCTTGTCGCTCGTTGTGCCCTTGGCTTGTCAGGAGAGCGACGCCCATGTCGAACATCTGCTTCACAGGATCAGGCGGCTCGTCGCCCATTCCGATAGGAATGGTATTGTTCCTTTGTTCTTCTTTGCCCCGCTGTT